CAGGTGAGCGGGCCGAGCAACGAATTCGTTACCGCCCTGGAGACCGCCCAGGGCGCCTATGACAACGCGATGAAACTGATCATCAGCACCCAGGCGCCCACCGACCTGGACATGCTTTCGCAGCTGATCGATGACCAGCGCGAGAACCCCGACCCGCACGTGGTGTGCCACGTCTACGAGGCGCCGGACGACTGCGAACTGGACGACGAAGCGGCCTGGCGCGCGTCCAACCCGGCACTGGGGGTGTTCCGGTCTCTGAAGGACTTCCGCAAGCTGCTGGAGAAGGCCAAGCGCATCCCGTCCTTCGAGCCGGAATTTCGTAACCTGAACCTGAACCAGCGGGTGGATGCGTCCGCGCCGTTCGTGCCGCGCTCGGTCTGGGAGGCGAACGGCGCGCCGCCGGCGGCGCCCGCGGGCCGGCGTGCCAAGGTGTGGGGCGGGCTGGACCTGTCCAGCGTGTCCGACCTCACCGCCCTGGTGCTGGTGAGCGACAAGGGCGACGTGTGGCCTACCTTCTGGCTGCCCGAGTTTGGCCTGCGCGAGAAGTCGAAAGCGGACAAGGTGCCCTACGACGTGTGGGCCGAGCAAGGATTCTTGCGGACAACGCCCGGAAAAGCGATACAATACAAATTCGTGGCGCAATACCTGCGCCAGGTGTTTGACCAGTTCGACGTCCAGCTATTCGGTTTTGACCGGTATTTGCTCAATTTCCTGGCGGAATGGATGAAAAAAGAGGACGAAAAGACAGGAAAACCGCTGTTTTCCACCGAAGAACTGGACAAATTTGTTGAATTCGGGCAGGGTACGGCCAGTATGACCCCGGCCCTGCGCGACCTGGAGGTGCGGCTGCTGGAGGGCCAGCTACGGCACGGCAACCACCCGGTGTTGAATATGTGCGCGGCCAACGCCAAGGTAGTGGGCGACAGCGGCGCAAGGAAGTTCGACAAGCGCAAGGCGCGCGGGCGGATCGACGGCATGGTGGCGCTGGCCATCGCGGTGGGCGTCATGCCGCAACAAGTGGCCGAGGAGCAGGGCAACCTGGACGATTTTCTTAACGACATGATAACGGCATGAGCGCAATTACCAAGGCTTACCACATCGCCCGCAAGGCCGCCGTGTCGGCGGCGTACACTCTGCGCGACGTGGTGACCTTCCGCCGCGCCAACAACATCGTCATGGACCAGCCGGGTCTGGCCGCCTACCAGGATTCCGGCGCCAACGGCCCTGACGCCGCGCTGCAGCTGTCCACGGTCTACTCCTGCGTCTCGCTGATCGCCGAGACCATCGCTACCCTGCCCCTGATCACCTACAAGAAAATCGCCGGGCGCCGCGACGTGGCCGACGATCACCCGCTGTACGCGATCCTGCACGACTCGCCGAACGCGGACGAGACGGCCGTGGAATTCTGGGAGCGTGCCATAGCGCACATATGCTTGCGCGGCAACGCCTATGTGCTCAAGACGCGTAACACCCTGGGCCAGATCATATCCCTGGACCTGCTGGACCCGGACCTGATGCGCAAGCCATACCGCGACCGCGCCGGGGAGATCCGCTACGACTACAACGCCGCCGCCGGAATCCGCTACTACACGCAGGCCGAGGTGTGGCACATCAAGGGCTTCGGCACCGACCCGCTGGTGGGATTGTCGCCGATCCGCCTGGGCCTGCTGTCCATGATGGCGGCGCGCTCGGCCGACAAGACCGCGGCGAAAATGTTCGGCAACGGCCTGCGCCCCACTGCGGTGCTGACGCGCCAGGAGTTTTTCACGCCGGACCAGCGCCAGCAGATGAAGGAAAAGCTCGCCGAAGGATTCTTCGGCGACCCGGACACCGGCCGCATGATGCTGCTGGAGGGCGGCACGGCCTACCAGGCGCTGTCGATCAGCCCGGAGGAGGCCCAGCTCCTGGAGTCCCGCACCTTCCAGGTGGAGGACCTATGCCGCTGGTTCAAGGTCAATCCGGCCCTGGTGGGCCATCCCGGCACGGCCTCCAACTTCGGCACCGGCCGCGAGCAGATCATGCTCAACTTCCTTATGTTCACCCTGCGTCCCTACCTAAAGCGCATCGAGTCCGGCATCCAGAAGCACCTGCTGGCCCCGTCCGAACGCGCGAAGTACTTCGCCGAGTACTCGGTGGAGGGCTTGCTGCGCGCCGACAGCAAAACGCGTTTCGAGGTTTACAGTATCGCCGTGCAGAACGGCCTCAAGACGCGCAATGAGGTGCGTGCCCTCGAAAACGATCCGCCGTTGGACGGCGGCAACGAATTGACCGTCCAGAGCAACCTTATACCTGTTACACTGTTGGGCAAAATTACCAACACCGCCCAGGCGGCGAAGTCCGCGATGCTGGACTGGCTGGGCCTAGCACCGAAGGAAAAACCCGATGAAACGCAAGGATGACGGCGGCGTGTTGCGCCGAAAGAATTTCGCCTTCAAGGCCGAGGACGTCAAGGATGACGGCACTTTCAGCGGCTACGGTTCGGTGTTCGGCAACCTGGACAGTTACCGGGAGATCGTGCTGCCGGGCGCGTTCAAGGACAGCCTGAAGGCCATCAAGGCCGCCGGCGACCCGCTGCCCATGCTGTGGCAGCACAAGACCGATCAGCCAATCGGGGGCTACACCAGCTTGTCCGAGGACAGCAAGGGCCTACTGGTGGAGGGCTTCCTCCTCAAGGACGAGGTGCAGCAGGCCAAGGAGGCCTACGCCCTCATGAAGGCGCGCATCGTCAAGGGCCTGTCGATTGGCTACTACGTGGAGCAGGACAGCTACAACGAGAAGGACGATATTCGCTCGCTGATCAAGCTGGACCTGCGCGAAATCAGCCCGGTGACGTTCCCGGCCAACACCGCCGCCCAGGTGGATAACGTCAAGTCGGCGCTGTCGCTGATGCTCAAGACCGGGCAATTGCCCTCCATTCAAGATTTCGAGGATTTCCTGCGCGAGGCCGGGTTCTCAAAATCGCAGGCCGTTGCTATCGCCAATAACGGCCTGTCGAAGCTGCTCCGGGGTGAGCCTGGCAGCCAAAAAGGCGAGGACTTTGTGGCTGTTTTGGCCAACTTCAAACTTTAAGGAAACAGCAATGAAAAACTTCATGAAATCGATCACCGCGCCTCGCGCGCTGGCCTTCCTGGTGCTGGGCGCTGTCGCCGCCGCGGCGCACGCCGCCGGCTTCATCCACCTGGGTGCCGAGCATGCCGGCGCTGCGCTGCTGGCGTTCGCCCTGACCGGCGAAATGGACGTCAAGGGCCTGGAAGAAGGCCTGAAGAAAATCAGCGATCAGGTCAAGGAAGCGGCCGAGAAGGCCATGGCCGAGGCCGCCAAGGGCGTGCAAATGTCCAGCGAGCAGAAGGCCCGCGTGGACGAGATCCTGCTCAAGCAAGGCGAATTCCAGCAGCAGATCAAAGAGCTGGAACAAAAAGCCGCGCGCCAGGCCGGCCAGGAAAATTCGACCCTGAAATCCATGGGCTTCCAGGTTATCGAGTCCAAGGATTTCAAGAGCCGTGTCGACACCCTGAAGGACCAGCGCAAGGGCTCCATGTCCCTGGACGTGAAAGCCGTCACTACCGCCAGCGTGCCCAACGCCGTGGTGCCGCAGCGCCTGGACACCATCCAGATGCTGCCCAATCGCCGTCTGACCATCCGTGACCTGGTGGCCCCGGGCCGCACTTCGTCCTCGGCGATCACCTACATGAAGGAAACCGGCTTCACCAACAACGCGGCGCCCGTGGCCGAGGGCAACCGCAAGCCGGAATCGACCATCGCTATGGTGCAGGTCACCGAGACGGTCAAAAAGCTGGCCCACTTCATCAAGGCCTCCAAGGAGATTCTGGACGACTTCCCCCAGCTGCAATCGGTGATCGATGGCCGCCTGACTTACGGCCTGAAACTGGTGGAAGAAAACCAGCTGCTGAAGGGCTCCGGCACCGGCAACAACCTGAACGGCATCTACACCCAGGCCACCGCCTTCTTGTTGCCCACCGGCGCCGCGCCGACCCCGGCCGCCACCATCGCGGGCAACATTGACAAGCTGCGCTTCGCGCTGCTGCAGGCCGAGCTGGCCGAGTTCCCGTCCGATGGCATCGTGTTGAATCCGATTGACTGGGCCAACATCGAGCTGGCCAAGGACACCCAGGGCCGCTACCTGATCGGCAATCCCCAGGGCACCCTGGCGCCGACCCTGTGGAACCGCCCGGTGGTCTCCACCCAGGCCATGACCGTGAACACCTTCCTGGCCGGCGCGTTCCAGATGGGCGCCCAGATCTTCGACCGCGAGGACGCCGGTATCGTCATCGCCACCGAGAACGAGGATGATTTCGTCAACAACCTGGTTACCATCCTGATCGAGGAGCGCCTGGCGATGGCCGTCTACCGTCCCGAGGCGTTCATCAAGGGCACCCTGGCCGCCGCGTAATGGCCCGGCGGCGCTTCGGCGCCGCCTCTACCAACAGGAGCAAATCATGCAGAAAAAAGTCAAAGTCACCGCGTTGACCAGCTTCGCGCACGGCAATGTGGACGCCCACAAGGGCGGTGTGTATTCGATCCCCGCCGGCGAGGTGGACGACCTGGTGAAGGGCGGTTTTGTGGAGCGCGTCGGCGATGACGCCGCGCCTGCAGCGCCCGCCGAGGACGATGCCAGCGATCTGCTTGGCAAGGCCGAGGCCGCGCCGGAAAACAAGATGGAAGCCGCGCCAGAAAACAAGTCGGCCAAGTCCAAGGCAAAATAAACCATGGCTGTCGTCGTCACCATCCCGCCGACCGCCGAGCCGTTGACCCTGGCCGAGGTCAAGATGCACCTGCGCCTGGAGTATGGCGAGGATGACGCCGACGTGCTGCGGATGATACGCGTGGCGCGGCAGATGGCCGAGGGCCGTACCGGGCGCGCGCTGATGCCGCAAACTCTCACGTTCGCGGCGGACGAGTTCTGCGGCACCATCAAGGTGCCGAGGCCGCCGCTGCGCAACCTGGACAGCATCAAGTACGTGGACGCGAACGGCGCCACCCAAACCCTGGATCCGGCCGCCTACCGGCTGGACGGGTTCCAGGATCCGCCGCGGATCAGTGCGGCCTACGGCGCGCCCTGGCCGGCCACGCGCGACCAGACCTCGGCCGTGCAGGTGCAGTACCAGGCCGGCTACGCCGACGCGGCCAGCGTGCCGGAGCCGATCCGCCAGTGGATGCTGTTGGCCATCGGCGCGATGTACGAGAACCGGGAATCGCTTTCCGCCGGTGTGCAGGTCTACGCCCTGCCGGAGCAGTTCATGTACGACCTGTTGCAACCCTACATGGTGTATCAGTAATGCGCGCCGGGGCCATGGACCGCCGCATCACCGTGCAGAAGCCGGGCGCATCGGTGGATCCCGAATATGGGCCACAGCCAGGCGGCTGGGAAAACGTCCTCACCCGGGTCTCGGCCCAGGTGCTTGACACCCTGCCCAGCCGGGCCGAAAACTCCGGCCAGGTGCTGCAGCTGGCCGACCAGCCCGCCCGGGTGCGCATACGCTACACACCGCTGGTGACAGCCGACATGCGGGTGCTGGTGCACGGGCGCGCCGGCGAGCCTGACCGCGTTTACGAGATCGTGGCCGGGCCCGCCGAGATCGGCCGGCGCGAGTGGCTGGAATTCATGATAAAGGCTTTCACGTCATGAGCAACGATAGCGAATTCATATCCGGCGGCGCAGCGCTTGACGCCCTGCTCCAGACCCTGCCCACCAAGGTGGAGAAGAACATCATGCGCTCCGCACTGCGCGCCGGCGCCAAGGTGTTCCTGGAGGAGGTCAAGCAAAACATACCCTACGATACCGGCACGCTGCGCGCGTCAGCGCGTATCACCACGCGCGGGCGCGCCGGCGCCGTTACCGCCAGTGTGAAGGTGGGCAACCGCCAGGCCTTCTACGCCAACATGGTGGAATTCGGCACCCGTCCCCACAAGATCGTCGCGCCGCGCGGGCACTCGCTCAACGTCAACGGCCAAGAGGTCCGCTCGGTGGATCACCCCGGCATAAGGCCGCATCCATTCGCCCGGCCGGCGGCCGAACACCGCTTCCGCGAGGCGGTGGCGGCTGTCCAGGCCAAGGTGCGCCAGCGCTTGACCAAGCTCGGCCTGGAGACGCCGGAACCGGTCCCGGCCGAGGAGAACGAGGCATGAGCGGCGTGGCCATTGTGCGCGCCCTCCTGGCCGCCCACGCGCCGCTGCTGGCCATCGTGCCGGCGGAGCGCATTTTCTCGGGCCCCATCCCGCAGGGCACCGCCTTGCCGGCCGTTGGCGTCACCACGGCGGCGTCCGCTGAAATACGCGCCACCACTCGCAATGCCAGCTCGCGGACCAACCGCGAGCGCGTCCAGGTGACGGTGCAGACGCGCGATCCGCTCGGCTACGCCACCCAGAAACGGGCCATCCAGGCCGCGGCCCTGGGCCGCGGCCTGCACACAGGAATAGTGCTGGGCTACAACGTCAAGGCGGTGGAACCGTATGGCGTCAACCCGGACATACTGCCGGATGAATCCAAGATCTACGAGCAATCGCGGGATTTTATGGTAACTTTCTCAGAACCAAATTAAAATACCGCATAGTGCAGCCCGCCCGTGTCGCAATGGTGCGTGCGGGCTTTTAATCAGGAGAAACCATCATGGCATGGGAAGAAGATTTCGACACCTACGCGAACACCCGTTTGTTCATCACCGCCGCGCGCCCCAGCGACAACACCGAATCGCTGTGGGAAGCTATCGACAGCTGGAACGAGATTACCATCACCTCGGTGCCGAACATTCAGGGCCGCAGCTATAACGCGGCCTCGCTGTCCACCGTGAGCAACGCCCACGACCGCAACAAAAAGGGTTCCTACACCCTGGACGACGCTGAATTTGGCATCCAGTGGCTGCCCGAGCAGGCCGGCCAGGTGAAGGCCCGCGCCGCGTCCCTGGATTACAGCATCCCCGGCTTCGCCGTGGTGTATCAGGACGGCAGCGTGTCCTACTTCAGCGGCCAGGTGTCCGCCCTGGTGGAAGCTGGCGGCGGCAACAACGACGCGCGCACCGGCACCCTGCGTATCATGCGCCAGTCCGATACCCTGAACGCGGTTACCCCGGTGCCGCCGACCGAGGACACCACCCCGTAATACCCGGCCCGACAGGGCCTTAACCGCGCACCGACTGCTCGCCTGTCGCCCTTGAGGGAGGGCGCAGGCGGGCGGCACGGGCAAACTCTCCCTCAATGGAAAGGAAACACACATGAGTTTCGATATCCGCCAGCTGGAAATCCTGGATCAAGGCGAATTCAAGGTCACCAACGCCGCCGGCGCGCAGCAGTACGACACCGAGGGCCGCGAGCTGTCCATCACCCTGGCCAGCCCCGGCACCAAAAAGTACCTGCAGGCCGAACACGCCTACAACCAGAAGCAAGCGGCCCGCCGCACCGCCATGGCGATGAACCGCAACACCAAATCGAATTACCAGGACGAGATCGCCGAGAAGGCGGAATTCTTCGCCGGCATCACCCTGTCGTTCAACAACTTCACCTATGGCGACAAGACCGGATACGAAATGTACAAGGCCTTTTTCTCGAACCCGAAACTGGGCTTCGTGGCCGTGGGCGTGGATCGTTACCTGGGTGACTGGGGAAACTTCAATCCGAGCGTGCCCGACAACTCGCCGAGTATGTAAAGTACGCGGCCTGGCTGGACACGGCGCCGGACCCGCCGCCCAGGCCCCCGCCAATAAAAGGGCAGCGCGCGCCGGTGCCGCCCAGGCCGGAGACGCGGCGGGCGCAATTTATGCGGCACCTTGGCGAGGTGCGCATGCCGGAGCTGGACCACGGCATGGATTTGCTGGGCTGGCTGTTTGAAATCGGCCCGTTGGTAAAGGGCAAGGAGCTGGACGCCGCCGATTTGGTGAACTGGCAGCAGCTGCTGGGCATTGAGTGGCGGCCCCGGGAATCCAGGCTCCTTATCCGCCTATCCCGGGAATACCTGGGAGCGATGTACGCGGCGCGCGACCCGCAAATGACGCCGCCCTGGCCCGGCGCCGCGCGGGCCTGGGCAGTGGTGCAGGGGGCCAACGCCGTGCAAGAGAAAAACCAGGCCATAGCCGAAAACGAGGAGAAATAGATGGCAATTGTCAGCGACGTAGAAATCCGGCTCCGCGCTGACATTGCCCGCCTCCAGCAGGATATGACCGCCGCGCGCCGCTCGGTGGACACCGCTACCTCCGGCATCACCCGAACCCTGCAAACCCTCAAGGGCGCGTTCGCCGGCCTGGCCATCGGCGCCGCCTTCAAGGAGCTGGCCGGCGCCACGATCACAGCGCAACGCGAATTCGACAAGCTCAATTCGGCGCTGATCACCGCCACCGGATCCAGCAAGAACGCCGAGCAGGCGTTCGCCGCGCTGCAGCGCTTCGCGGCCAACACGCCCTACGACCTTCAGCAGGTCACCGAGGGATTCCTCAAGCTTCGCAATCTGGGCCTGACGCCGTCCGAGCGCGCGCTTAATTCCTACGGCAACACCGCCGGCGCGCTGGGCAAGAACCTGAACCAGATGGTGGAGGCGGTGGCCGACGCCGCGACTGGCGAATTTGAGCGCCTCAAGGAATTCGGCATCAAGGCCAGCCAGCAGGGTGATTTTGTCACCTTCACGTTCCAGGGCGTCACGACCAAGATAAAGAACAACGCGGCCGATATCGAGTCCTACCTGATCAAGATCGGCGAGACGAAATTCGCTGGCGGCATGGAGCTGCAGGCCAAGACCTTGGACGGCGCCATATCGAACCTGGGCGACTCGTGGGACGCCACGCTGCGCGCGTTCAGCAAGTCCGGGTTCGGTGAGGCTGTCCATGCCTCGGTGCTGGGCCTGTCCGACGCGCTGACCGATTTGCAGGCCATCCTGAACGCCACCGGCTTGGCCGCGAACAAGGAAGCCGACGCCGTGAAGCAGGCCGGCCCGATCCACAAGGCCATCACTACCGTTTTTGAGGGCGCGGCCATCGCCGGCGAGGCCGTGGCCCTCACCTTCCGCACGGTGGGCGGCAGCATCGGCGCATTGGCGGCGGCCGTCTCCCTGGCGGTAAAAGGCGACTGGGCCTCGGCCAAGGAAGTGTACGCCCTGCAAAAGCAAGCCGTGGTTGATGACGCCAAGGCCACGGCCGAGCGCATCCGCAACATTACCAAGGCGGCCGACGAGGCCAAGGTTATCCGCGACAAGGAAGCGGCCGAGAAGGAGAAGAACAAGACCGACGAACTGGCGCAGTACAAGGTGCTGGGCGACGGCAAAAAAGCGCTGACCGCCACCGAGAAGAAAGCGGCCGAGGACGCCAAGGAGTTCTACAAGAAAACCAAAGAAGCCAGCCTGGACACCTACGACCAGCTGGTGGCCGAACTGCAGGGCAACGAGGAATTGACCAGCGCGGAGAAAAAGCGCATCGAAGTCACGAACGAGCTGGCCCGGGACAGCAAGAACCTGACCAAGGCCCAGCAGCAGGAGATCATCGACTGGCAAAACGCCCTCGTGGTGCTGGACAAGCTGAACGGGGCCCGCAAGAAGGACAAGGAAATCCACCAGCAGGCAGTGGAGGCCGCACAGAAGGATGTAGACGCGGCGCGCGCACAGACCAAATCGCTGGAGGAGCAGGTGAAGTATTACGGCCTGACCGAGGAGGCGGTGCTGCGCCTGCAGGCCGCCGAACTGGATCGGCAAATACAATGGGCTCAGGCCGACGAGGACGACATTGAGGTGTCGCGCTTGCAGCGGGTCCAGGCCGAATTGCTCAAGCAGGCCGACCTGCAGAAGAAACTCGGCCAGATGAAGGCGGACACCACTTTCTGGGATGGCCTGGAGAGCACGGCGCACTCCACATTCCTGTCCATCGCCGACGGCGGCAAGGACACCGCAACCCGGCTCAAGGAAACGTTCAAAAACACGTTCTTCGACTGGCTCTACCAGATGACCCTGAAAAAGTGGATCATCAGTGTAGGCGCCACCTTGTCCGGGGATAGCGCGGTATCGAACATCGCCGCGTCCGCCACGGCCAGCGCGGGCTCGGCCGGCAGCACCTTGCCGCTGCTGTCGAACATCAAGAGCGCATACACCGCGCTGACAAGCGGCCTGGAGAAAACCGTGGCCGAGGGGTTCCAGGGTGTGCTGGACAAGCTGGGGCTGTCCATGTCGTCCGGCACCCCCGGATCGCTGGCCCAGGCCGTTGGCAAGGGGGCCAACACGCTGGCCGGCTACGGGATTGGCTCGGTGGCCAACTCGCTGATTTCCGGCCAGTACCAGACCGGCAGCGGCGTCCAGACGGTAGAGAAGGTGGCCACGCTGGTGGCGTCCTACCTGGGCGGCCCGCTCGGCGGCGGCATCGCGGGCGCGATCAGCGGCTTGGTCAATCGCGCATTCGGCATGGGCGCCAAGGAAGTGACCAGTATGGGCCTGACCGGCAGCCTGAGTACCTCGGCTTTCACCGGTAGCACTTTTGCGAACTGGAAGCAGGATGGCGGGTGGTTCCGCAGCGACAAGTCCGGTACCGACACCACGGCGGTGGACGCGGCCACATCGGCCTCGCTGGTGACCGCGTACAAGGCCATCATCGAGTCCACCAGCGCGTATGCCACGGCTCTGGGTCAGGACGCCGCGGCCATCGAGAACCGCACCGAGCAGATTAACATCGCGCTGACCAGCGACGCCGAGAAGAACGCCGCGGCCATCACCGAGTATTTCAACAACCTGGGCAACTCGCTGGCCACCAGCGTGGTGCCGAATCTGGCCGACTTCACCAAGGAGGGCGAGACGGCGGCCAGCACTCTGGCTCGCCTGGCCACGCAGTACGCGGCGCTGGATGGCGTGTTCGCCGGCCTGGGCGTCACGATGCAGCAGGCGTTTGGCGCCACCGGCGCCGCGGCCCTGGCCGCGCAGCAGCAGCTCATTACGGCGGCCGGCAGTATTGATACCCTGGCGTCCCAGACCAGCTATTTCTCGTCCAATTTCCTGACCGAGGCACAGCAGCTGGCGCCCGTGCAGGCCCAGGTGACCAAGCGCCTGGCGGAGCTGGGGCAAAGCGGCCTCACGACCACCGAGCAGTTCCGCGATGCGGTGCTGGAGCTGGCCACCTCGGGCAAACTGGCCACGCAGGCCGGCGCCGAGACCTACGAGGGCCTGCTGGCGCTGGCCCCGGCGTTCAAGACCGTGGCCGATGCGGCCGCAGAGGCTGCCAAGGCGGCGCAGGAGCAGGCCGACGCGCAGGCCGACGCGCAGGCAAAAGCGGCCGCCGAGGCTGCCGCGGCCCAGGCGCAAGCTGTGGCCGAAGCCGCCGCGGCCCTGGCGGCCAGCAACCAGGGCTACCAGGACCAGATTGACCAGCTGTTGGCAGCCCGTGAGGGCGAGGCCGCCGTGCGCGCGTTTGAGATACGCGGCATGGAAGACAGCACGGTGGCGCTGTACGACCGCCTGGCCGCGCTGAAGGCCGAGGACGCCGCGCTGGCTGCCGCCGCCAAAGCAGCCGCCGACAGGGCTGCGGCCGACGAGGCCAACGAGCAGAAGCTGCGCGCCGCGTGGGCCGCCAATGCGGAAGCCTTGGAGCAGGCGAACGCGGCCATTGTGAAAGCGCAAGCGGACGCCGCCGCCAGCCTGGCCGCGACCAACAAGACCTATCAGGACCAGATCGACCAGATCCTGGCCGCGCGCCAGGGCGAGGCTGCCGTGCGCGCGCTGGAGACGGCCGGGATGGACTCTAGCACCGTGGCTCTGTACGATCGCTTGAAGGCGTTGAAAGCCGAGGAGGACGCCAGCACAGCCGCCGCGCAGTCTGCGCAGCAGGCCGCCGATGCGCTGGCCCAGGCCAACAAGTCCTACCAGGACCAGATAGACCAGCTGCTGGCCGCGCGCCAGGGCGCCGCAGCGGTGCGGGCCCTGGAAACCAAGGGCATGGACGCCAGCACCGTGGCGCTGTACGACAAGCTGGCCGCCCTGAAGGCGGAGGACGCCGCCACGGCTGCCGCGCAGCAGGTGGCGCTGGCCATGGCCGAGGCCCAACAGCAGGCCGCCGCCGCGCAGAAGCAGGCTGCGGCGGACGCGGTGAAGGCGGCCGAGGAGCTGCGCGACGCCTGGGCCGACGCCACCACCTCGGTGGTGGACGAGGTGAAGCGCATCCTCGGCCTGATGGACCCTACCGGCGCCACCAGCGTGGCCTCGGCGCAGGCTGCGTTTGCCACCGCCACGGCGGCGGCGCGCGCCGGCGACCAGGACGCCTACAAATCGCTGGCCGCGCTGTCCAAGAACCTGCTGGACGTGATCGAGGAGAACGCGGCCACGGCATTTGACCTGCGGGTGGCGCAGGCCCAGACGGCGGCCAGCCTGCAGGCAACCGCGCAGATCGCGGCCCAGAATTACGGCTTCACGGTGCCGGCCTACGCCACCGGCACCGACATGATCACGCAAAGCGGCCTCGCCTATATCCACAAGGGAGAACAGATTGTTCCCGCCGCCGACAATGGCGGATATACTGGCGGAAACACCGACCTCCTGCAGGCCATCCTGGATCAACTCGTGATATTCGACCAACACAACACGCTGCAGCTGACCGAGGTGGCCCGCCAGGCCGGCCTGTCCGCTAGCCACTTCGATGACGTCATCAACGGCGGTCAGACTGTCAACGTCAAGGTGATCGCATGAAGGTAGTAGAGCCGATCACCATCAACGAGACGGTGCTGACCTCCACCAACGTTCCACTGGAGGCGCCAGCGCTGGATCTGACCAAGGTCTACGGCCCGGGCGACCAGGTCACCTACGACGCAGCCGGGGTGCATGATCTCTACCAGCAGATCGCGGGCGGGCGCTCCACCGTGACCCTACCCACAGCCTCGCCCGGCCTGGTGTTGTGGAACGGCCACGGGCGGGCCAACGGCCAGAAGGTGGTGTTCTCCACCACGGGGGCCCTGCCCTCACCCCTGGTGGCCGGTACCCAGTATTTCATCGTCGGCGCCACGACCAACAATTTCCAGGTATCGCTGACCGCAGGCGGCACCCCGCTTGATTTCACCGGCACGCAGTCTGGCACGCACACGGCCGTAGCCAACACGGTGGGGAACCCGCTCACAGCGACCACATACTGGCAGCGCGTCAGCGTGCGCAACGCGTACAAGATGTTTGATGACCGCAACGACACCGCCACCAGCAATCCAGACCTGATCGACGTTACACTGCACCTGGGCAAGCTGGCCACCGGGGTGTATCTGGGCGGGTTGGTCGGCACCTCGGCCCAGATTACCGTCACCGACCCGGTGGAGGGCGTGGTGCTGGACGTCACGCAAAGTTTGCTGGAATCGAACAGTGGCAGCAGTTTTTACGGCTGGTATTTTAACCCCATAACATATAAAGACTCGTTTATAAATCTTAACCTGCCCGCGTATTTTAACGCGAGTATCCGAATCCGGGTTTATAACCCCGGGAGCAACGCGCAAATAAGCATGTTCGCCATTGGCCGTGTAATTGAACTTGGTTTTACGCAGTACGGCATCGGCCTGGAAGAAAAAGATTATTCGACTACCACTTTTGACAAGGACGGTGTGAGCACCAC